CGGGTCGGCCGGGTCAGCGACCTCATCGTTTACGGTCACCTTGGACGAGCCGGGCGGGTCCGGGCGGGCACCGAACGCCTCCGCGGGGGGACGCTGGCCGAACAGATCCTTCGCGCTCAGGTTCGGGCCGGCCTCGTTCTGGTCGGCGGCCGGGCGGATCACCGGGCGGCGGTGCCGGTGGAGGAAGCCGTGGGCCTGCTCGTCGGTCAGGGTGACCGTCTCCCCCTTGTGGACGATGTCCGCGGCCTTGTCCTTGTCCTCACCGCGGCCGATGGACAGGTTCGTGAGAGCTTCCCAGGCCCGGTTCCGGGACTTGGGCTCGGTCTTGGTTTCCGGCTGCGTGTCGGGCATGAGTGATCGCCTCCGTGGCGTGTCTGGTTACAGGTCTGGTTACATTCTGGGATACACTGGGGGCATGACACCGGAGAAGACCAGAGAGATCCGCCTGCGCCGCGCACTCGCCCGGCAGGGCTACACGCTCAGCAAATCCCGTCGCCGTGACCCGCGCGCACTCGACTACGGCCTCTACATCATCAGCACCAAGGACGGCGAGGACGTGTTCGACGCGGACGACCTCGACGACATCGAGAAGTGGGCAACGGCCGGGGACGCCACGAGGGGAGCCGCACCGGCCAAGCACGCCGCGACCGTGACCGTGACCGCCGAGCAGTACAGCGAGATCTGTGACGTTGTGGAACGAACCCTCCACGGATTGCCGCTGACCGACGACAGCGGGATGCTGCACACCAGCCGCGAAGCCCGCGCCGCCGCGGGCCGGATCATCGAAATCCTCGGCCTGGAGATCCAGTCATGAGGCGCAGCGACTGGGAACGCTGGGCCGCCTGCCGCACCATGGACGACCTGGCCGACATGACCGTCGCCTGGCTCCACGGTGAGGTCCAGGAAACTCCCGACAACCTCGCGCCACCCGCTGCGGAAACCATCGAGCTGATCCCCGCACTTACTGCGGCCAACCGCGCCGGCTACCTCACCGAATGCTCACAGCCCGGCCGGCCGCTCACGAACGGCAACGGTCAGCGCGCCGCCGTCAGCGGATACGCCACCGACGCCACCCGTGAAGCGCTCGCCGGTCTGGCCAGCGACGCCGGGCTGATGATCTCCGTGATGCGGGCCAGCGCGAAACGCACCCGCTACACCTGCCGCACTCTCGTAACGGTCAGCGGCGGCGAGGAACGCACCTGGTTCGGCGCGCAACTGTCGCTGGTGGACCTGCGCTGGGATTACGAGATCTGCCCCGAGGCCGCGGAAGCCGTCTGCAAGGCGTGGCAGGTCACCATCATTGACCCGGAGTGGGGCCGCAACGATGTGCTGTGGCCGATGCTGGAGAAGTTCGCCGCCGACGTGACCGCCTAGAACAGCCGCAGGAGCTCTCTGTCCAGCGCGGCAGCCTCCATGCGCTGGAAGAGAGTCCCGATGGCAGGCATCGGCGGGAATCCCGGCAGGGCCACCGGGCGAGGCCAGTCGGCCCCGGGCGCGAGCCGGCGCAGCAGAAACACCGTGCCACAGGACTTTCCCTTGCCGCCCGGCCCTCTATTACATGCGCGGCAAGCGCGCAGAAGGTTCCACCAGTGGTCTGTCCCGTCTTTGGACAGCGGGAAGTAGTGCTCCAGTTCGTGCGGCTTGGCCCCCACGGGCACGGGTGCACCGCAGTAGAAGCACGGGAAGCCCTTGCTGACCTTTCGGAAGAGGCGTGACAGCCGGCAGTCCTCAGGCGTCATCCGCACCTTGAGTTGCGCCCGTCTGCGGGCGTTGGCTGCCTCATCCGTCTCCGGGTGGGCTGCCTTGTACTTCCGGCCGTTCGCCTGGACCGTCTCAAGGTTGTTCTCGCGGTAGCGCTTGTCGTAGACCTTGCGCGCGCCGCTCTCGGTGCGCTCTTTGTTACGCGCTTGGTTGTGCGCTTTCCAGTAGACAACCCGGCACGGCTCGCACCGCTCCGAGTGCATGCCCCGATAGAAGGGCAGTTCCGCGCCGCAGTCCACGCAGTGCCTCGGAGGGTGCGCGGCCCTGTATCTGGCCGTGCTCTTCTCCCGGCCAACCTTCAGTTCATGCTGCCTCTGGCAGTCCGCGCAGCGCTTCTGGCCGCTAGAGCGCGGAGTGAAGACGACAGGACAGTCTTCGCACTTCCGGGGCTTGAAGTCGGGCTTCTTGCGGACATGGGTACCCTGCATGTGCTGCACCTCTAGCTAGGTGTGGACACGTCCCGGGGCCGTCGCAAGCGGTCGCCGGGACCTCCCTTCTATTCTATCCGAACATGTGCGCGAAACCCTGCGCTCGCCTGCCGTGTCCGGTCAGATGCCGGAAAGCAACACCAGGGCGAGCGGCTGGTCGAGGCCGATGGCGCTGCTCCTTTGTGTGTCACTTCGTTGAGTTTTGCGCGGTTCGTCCCTGTAAATTGGGGACGCCTGGAACGGCAGTTCGTCCGCGATGAACCCGCAGCGGTTCCGCTGCATGATGATCGCGTTGCCCGCCGGGATCTGGCGGGACACCATCACGTCCAGGTTGAAGATCTTGTTCGGCAGGACGCCCGTGTACTGCAGGTTCTCGCTGGCGATGTCACCGATGTAGGGCGCAGCGAACGAGGACGACTGCAACAGGGTGTTCTTGGTCCCGTGGTTGATGATCATGGTGTCGGCCTCGAACCCGAGGTACGACGAAAGGCCCGTGATCGGGCTGCCGACCGAGGCGTTTTCCACCAAATACACACCGTTGGCGATGTCGCCGCGGATCGTGGCGTTGGAACTCGCCCACGGGTTCGACACGGCCAGCGTCTGGATGCCGGCGTTGGCGACCACGGCCGAGAAAAAAGCCTGATTCCACGACCACGTCATCGTGTTCTTCACTTGCTGTAGCTGCCTGGTCACAGGATCGATGACCTGGCGGCGCCGCATCTCATCGGACACCATGATCGCCATGGCCCGCTCGTGGGTGAAGACCACCCGCGGGATGCCGACCGACGTGGGCACGACCGGGACCTCGGCGAACTCCGCCCTGATCTCGGGAACGTCGTCCGCGTACAGGGGCGTGGACTCCTGGTACCGAACGGCACCGGACGTGGCGAGGCCGCCAGCGCGGAGCACGCTGTCCACGATGAACTCGTTCTGAACCATGTCCAGGATGAGTGCGGGGATCGTCAGCGGGTCCTTCAGGAGCGCGTCGACTGTTACCCGGGGGCCGTCGAGGCTGGAATATGCCGGAGTAGGCACTTGGTCACTTCCTTCTGTGGGTGCTTATCCGGCGCTCAGCCGAAGATCCGGGCGCGGCCGACCGCGTTGACGGAGGTGGTGACGCCGCCGGGCTGCGTGCAGCGGCCGACGATGGTGGCGGGGAGGGTGTCGGTGCCGGACACCCACGGGGTGACCTGGCCGCTCGCGGCGGCCTTGAGGAGCGTCCCGAAGGTGCAGTTCGCGGCGTACGTGACGTGCATGTCGTAGCCGTCGGCGTAGACGCTGGTGTAATCGCTCAAAACAGAGATATCGACCAGCGGCGCACCCCCGGCGGCGGTGTCGGTGGCGCTCGCCTGGTTGGGGATCGGGGCCGCGTCGTTGCCGGCGACACCGACGACGAACAGGGAACCGGCACCGGCCGGGGACACGGTGGTTGCGGGACTCGCGTCAGCGGCGACAAGCTGGCCGCCGGTTACGAGTGCCGACACCTGGTAGGAGGAGGGGCCGCTCTTGTAATGCGGGAGACTTCCGGACACTGAAGGTCACCGTCCTGTCGTGGGGCATAAAAAAACCCGCACCGAGGGCGGGTGAAAGCGGGTGGTACGGGTCTAGTTGGAGACGCCTACGGGCTCGCCGGTGGTGTCCCGGAACGTGGTGGCGCGCAGGGACGCCGAGAGGGCGGCCTCCTGGGCGGCGGTCAGTTCGATCACGTCGCCTTTCTTCAGCGCCGGGGTCGAGGCGGTTGCCGCCGTGGTGGTCGTGACGACGTGCCGGGCCACGGTCAGATGCCGGTCATGCGGCGGACGGCGCCGACGAGCTCGGTGCGGTCCTTCGTGGTCTGCTCCTCCTGCGCCCGCTCAGCGTCCCGTCCGCCGTCGAGGGGGGAGCCCATCTCGCCACTGAGGTCCAGCATCTTGACGGTTTTGCCGACCTCCGACAGCACCTTCCGCACGATCGCGCCGGCGTCCACGTTGCTGCCGTTGGCGAGTTCCACGACGTGGCCTTCACCTTCGAGGACGGGGCGGGCCAGGTCGGTGATGCGCGGGGGGATGCCGTACTCG